GCGGGTGCTGTTATGGCAGCTTTGTCTAAAAAGTACGTCTATCTTGTTGCAGGGGCGGCTACAAACGCTGCTTATACAGCGGGTAAGATTTGGATTCGCATAACTGGCATGAACGTTGACTACGCTAATGGTTAATAATATAGATGGGGGCTACAACCCCCATCTCCTTTTAAGGAGTGAGCTATGGCTGATGCTGTAACAACCACTACTATTATAGACGGTCCTAAAGAAACAGTAATTTATTGTACTAATACTAGCGATGGGACGGGTGAATCTGCTGTTACCAAAGTAGATATTTCTGAGTTATCTAAACTTCAGGACGGTACTGCTTGTACAAGTGTTAAACTTAAAAAAGTAGTGTTTACTAATGTTGGTATGGGAGTAAAAATTCTTTGGAACGCTTCTACTAACGTCATAGCAGTTGAGTTACCTGCTGATTATTCCGATTCTCTTGACTATTCGGATATTAGTGGTCTTCCCAATGTTGCGGCATCTGGTGGTAAAACTGGAGATATAAAACTTACCACAGTTGGTCACACAAGTGGAGACACTTACTCTGTAGTACTGTATTGTTTAAAACAATATTAAGTAGTACTAAGGAAAGCCAGTACGTAGTTCTTTGAACGCTATCTGGCGGGATAGAATGAGAGGTTTTTATTATGGCTGTTTCGGGGTCAAAGGATTTTGAACCAAATGTAGCGGACTATATCGAAGAGGCTTTTGAAAGATGTGGTCTAGAGTTGAGAACTGGTTACGATGCTAGAACTGCTCGAAGGTCCTTAAATTTCTTGTTAGCAGACTGGGCTAATAGAGGTTTAAATCAATGGACAATAGGGCAGGTAACGCAAACGGTAGCTTCAGGTGTTGTAGAGTATCCTGTTGGAACTATAACTTTAACCGTCACGGCTAGTTCAAGTTTTACTTTGGGTGAGTTAATTACGGGCGGTACTAGTGGAGCTACAGCCTCTGTTATAACTAAACCTTCTTCGACTACTATGACAATAACGGTCCCTACGGGAACTTTTGTAGCTGCTGAAACAATTACCGGGGGAACTAGTTCGGCTACTACAGCGGTATCATCAGCACCTTCCTTTGAAGATGTGCAATCTACCATTGATTTACTGAACGCTGTTGTTCGCCGTGGTGGTGACGATCTTTCTATTAACCGAATCAGTAGAGATGATTATCTTTCTATTCCAAATAAGTCTACTACTGGAAGGCCTAACCAGTACTTTGTACAAAGGTTAATAACACCTGTTATCAAAATTTGGCCTACTCCAGAAAACAGTACTGATCAGATAATTTACGACAGGCTTGTACGAATAGATGATGCGGATGCTTCTGCAAACACTCTTGGAATACCTTTTAGGTTTTACCCTTGCCTAGCCGCAGGTCTTTCCTATTACCTAGCGTTAAAAAGAGCCCCTGATAGAATACAGTTGTTGAAAGGCCTTTATGAAGAAGAGTTTGCTAGGGCTGCGGAAGAAGATAGAGACAAAGTTAGTGTTAACTTAGTTCCTTCTTTTACGTTTGTAACGGGGGCCTAGCTATGGGTAAATGGGCTACTGGAAAATACGCTTTAGGGATTTCAGACAGGTCCGGAGCAGCCTATCCTTTACGTAGTATGCGTAAAGAATGGACGGGTATGCTTGTTGGATGGGATGAGTGGGAACCAAAACAACCTCAACTTAATCCTATCAAAGCACCTGCTGATGCAGAAGCTTTAAGAGATGCTAGGCCTGATCGTACAGCGCCCGCGGTAACCGTTTTACTGCCTTTGAATTCTTTTAAAAGTGGATCTTCTGGATCGAGTGTTATTACAGTTACAGAACCAGGACACGATAGAAGTACAGGAGATACAGTTTGTTTTAGAAGTTTAAATAATTTTGATGGGTTTACGTCTGGAGCAATTGAAAATTCTAGCGGTTATTCCGTAACAAAAACAAATTCTTCAAAATATACTTTTGACGTTAGTAGTAGTGGTTCTAGCGAAACAGCCTCTACCGGAGATATCTCCGGTGGGGGAGGAACGGCCTCAGCAGGGCCTGTCACAGTGAGTGCATAGAGATGGCTTTTACCTTTACAACTCTTAAAACAGCAATACAAGACTACACTGAAAACACTGAATCAACTTTTGTAAGCCAGTTACCGCGTTTTATATTAAATTCAGAAGAACGTATTCTTAAAGAATGTCAATTAGATGTTTTTAGAAAAAATTCTACCGGAACTGCTACTTCAGGGAATAAATTTTTAACAAAACCTACCGATTTTCTTTCTCCGTTTTCTTTAAGCGTTTCTAATAATTCTAATAATGAATTTCTTTTATACAAGCACGTTACTTTTATACAAGATTTTACACCTAACCCTAGCACTACAGGTGTTCCTGCTTATTACGCCGATTGGAACGATACGGCTTTTATACTAGCACCTACCCCTGACTCAGCTTATACTGCGGAACTACATTATTTCTACAGGCCTACGTCTATTACGACTTCTTCGGACGGAACAAGTTGGCTTGGAACAAATGCTGAGTTAGCTCTTTTATACGGTGCTTTAGTTGAAGCTTACACTTTTATGAAAGGTGAAGATTCGTTACTATCTTTATATAATAACAGGTTTCTTGAAGCTATCCAATGGCTTAAAATTTTAGGGGAAGGTAGAAAAACAAGAGACGAGTATGTATATGATAAAGTAAGGAAAGATGTAGCCTAATGCTTGATTGTAATGGAAAAGGAGACATTGGGGATGTAATGGTTTATACATCTAATGACGGCGGTCATTCTTCCGAACAAATTGCGGACATGGCTTTAAATAAAATTATGTTTGTTAGTGAAACCGCGCCTCCTGTCATACGGGATCAAGCCATGGCTCACCGAGACAAGTTAAAAGAAATACTTATGTATTACATGAAAAGTATGGCACAAAGTGAGAGAACAACAATTTGCGCTTTGATGGAAAAGCAAGGCCATAATGATATGGCTGAGATTATAAGGAGACTTTGATATGGCTGTAGGCACTTCTGCAATATGCGGAACATTTAAAAGAGAGATATTAGCAGGTATTCATTTCTTAACTGCTCACACTAGAACAGGGTCTAGTGCAATTGGTGCGGATACGATTAAGATTGCTATGTTTACTAATAGTTCTTCTATTGACGCTGATACTACTGGATATACTACCGGAAATGAAGTCAGTGGGACAAATTACACGGCTGGTGGAAATACTTTAGCAAGTATAACGATTGGGTTGGGGGACAATAGTAGCTCTGTTCCAACAGCTTTTGTTGATTGTGCAGATACTACTTGGTCCAGTTCAACTATTAGTAATGCTAGAGGGGCTTTGATATATAATAGTACGTTAAGTTCAGCCGGAACAGGGTCAACAACAAATCACGCAGCAGACCCTTCGGTGGCTGTAATTAATTTTGGTGGTGATAAATCTTCAAGTGCTGGAGACTTTACTATTCAAATGCCTACTAATGATGCAAATAGTGCACTGATTAGGATTGCATAATGTCTACAACGTTTACCGTAACTGTAGTTTCTACAGGAAGTGGTAATAAATATGCTATAAATGGCAATCAACAAGCTAGTTTAAATTTAGTAGAAGGGGCTATTTATAAATTTGACCAAGCAGATAGTTCAAATTCTGGTCATCCTTTAAGGTTGTCTACTACTTCTGATGGGTCGCACAACAGTGGTTCGGAATATACTACGGGAGTAACTACATCAGGAACTCCGGGATCTTCAGGAGCATACACTCAAATACAGGTAGCAGTAGGTGCTCCAACTCTTTATTACTATTGCACGAATCACTCCGGTATGGGTGGAACGGCAACTACAGATGTTGCAATATCTGGATGGAATAGAGGAACATGGAATCAAGGTGCTTGGAACGAGGCGTTGCCTATTTCGATTACGGGTGTTTCAGCAGCCACTGCAACTGGTTCCCCTATAATTGCTTTTGTTACTAACGCAACGGGTGTTTCAGCAGCAGCTTCGGTTGGTTCCCCCACTGTAAACAGTGATATGGTGTTTATTCCTTCTGGTGTTTCGGCAGCAACTGCGGTAGGGTCTACAGAAGTTGATATTATAGAAGTTATTTCTGGTGTTTCAGCAGTAGCTTCTGTTGGAAGCCCTATAATTTGGATGACAGTAAACACCTCCCAAGAACCGCATTTTGGGGCAGACGATTGGAGTAATATTAGTACAACACAAACACCAAGCTGGACAGAAATAGCAGCATAATAGGATAAAGTCATGGCATCATCATATACAACAAGTTATGGAATAGAAAAAATAGGGTCTGGAGAACAGTCAGGAGCGTGGGGAACTACTACTAACCATAACCTTGATATTCTTGACCGTATAGCGGCATATAAATCAGTTGCGCTTTCTGGAAGCACTCACACCTTAACAGTTAGAGAAGCTTCTCCTGGATCAGGAACGGAAAACCTTCAAGATGGAATGTTTAGGGTAATTAAATTTACAGGTGCTTTAGGGGCTAATAACACTGTAACAATAGCTCCGAACACTACTGCTGCTTATTTTTTAATAATAAACTCAACTACTGATTCAGGAGGGAGTGGACCTTATAGCGTTATTCTTACTCAGGGTTCTGGTGCAAACGTAACAATTGCTAATGGATTTGCTGATCTTGTTTATTGTGATGGAGCGGGAGGTGGCGCAGTCGTATACAGCTTTTTTGCAAGTAAGTTAACATTAGGCGGTTTTTCAACAGCAGCAGCAACTATTACCGGAGGTTCTGTAACAGGTATTACTGATCTAGTTGTAGCTGATGGAGGGACAGGAGCGTCTACTTTTACAGATGGCGGTGTTCTTTTAGGAAACGGTACAGGCGCAATTCAAGCGATGGCTGTACTTACCGATGGGCAGATGATTGTTGGAGATGGAACTACAGATCCTGTAGCTGAAAGTGGTGCTACTCTTAGAACTTCTATTGGAGTAGCGATTGGAAGTGACGTAGCCGCCTATAATGCAGATACATTGTTCGCCGATGTAGCCGATAATCTCACGGCTGGTTTCTCTACAACCGTCCACGATGCTGGCACTAAATCTTCAGGAACTTATACGCCCGATCAAGACGATGGTAACATTCAAAAAGCTGTAAATGGTGGGGCGCACACACTAGCGCCAACTACAGATGATTGTGCCGTGATTATACAGTACACAAATAACGCTTCTGCTGGGACAATCACTACTTCTGGCTTCACGTTAGTTGACGGTGACGATATTAGCACAACAAACGGAGACGACTTCTTTTTCTACCTGACTAAAGCAAACGGATTTTCACTTCTGACTGTGAAGGCACTTCAATAATGTTCGCCTCTATTTACTCAATGCAGGGTGGCATATCGTCATCTGGTGCTGGCGACTTTTACGCTACAGGCGGCAATACCATAGCTGGTGCTGGCGTTGATATTGCCCACACATTCACGGCTAGTGGAACTTTTGCCGTTGTAGCTGGTGAGACTGCGGTTAGCTATCTCGTTATAGCTGGCGGTGGTGGTGGAGGATTAGGACAGAATAATGAAGGTGGAGGCGGTGGAGGTGCTGGCGGGTATCGTAACTCATACCTATCAGAAACATCTGGAGGTGGAGGATCAAGCGAAACTCCGTTAACTCTTGGTGTGTCTTCCAACACGGTAACTATCGGCGGTGGCGGTGCTGGTGATACAGATGCTGGTGGTACAGGTACTAACGGATCAAACTCAGTTTTTGCATCAATTACTTCAACTGGAGGCGGTGGCGGTGGTACTGCATCCAACGGTGGAACTCATCCAGGAGCGGCTGGCGGTTCAGGCGGTGGTGCTAACTATGCTGGTAATGGCGGTTCTGGAACAGCTAACCAAGGCAATGCTGGTGGTACTGGAGCGGCTGTCTCTTATTCTGGCGGTGGCGGGGGAGCAGGTGGTGTTGGAGGAAATGCTGGTACGCCTTCAGGCAAAGGTGGAGCAGGTGGTGTAGGCTTAGCAAGTACGATTACTGGCAGTTCAATCTTCCGTGGCGGTGGCGGTGGCGGTGGCGATGATGCAACTGCCGCTGGAGGAGCTGGCGGTAATGGAGGCGGTGGAGAAGGCGAAGTGTCAAGTTCTTCTGCTGGCACTGCAAATACGGGCGGTGGCGGTGGAGGCGGAAACGGTGCTGGTGGAGCAGGTGATGCTGGAGGATCAGGCGTTGTAATAGCGCGATACTCGCCAACGCTCGAAGCCGCTACAGGTGGCAATTCAATCACCTCTGTAGGCAACTATAAAATACATACATTCACGGCATCTGGCACATTTACAATCCCTGCCGATAAAAGAGTTCCTATTCAATACCTTGTCATCGCTGGCGGCGGTGGAGGTGCCTGTATGGGCGGCGGTGGTGCTGGCGGTTATCGTAACAGCACAGTTGGAGAACTAACAGGCGGTAACGGAGCGGCGGAAGCAACTTTATCATCTGCCGCTGGGAGTTACACCGTTACGATAGGTGCTGGCGGTGCAGGAGGTATTACCCAATCAGGTGATGCTGTAGCTGGTTCTAATTCATCATTTGGATTAATTACGTCATCTTACGCTCCAAATTCTGTTAATTTTGATGGCACTAACGATACGTTACAAAGAGGTGCAGACCTCACTGGAAATGCTGATACAAAAAATGCAATTATATCGTTTTGGATAAAACGTAATGGTGGGGCTGGAAGTAAACAAACTATTTTAAATAATTTGAATGGTCTTTTAGAAACGTACATTGGAACTGACAACAAAATACACCTAGAGGCTACGGGTGGTGGCTCTAAAAGATGTGACATTAACACCACGGCAACGATTTTAGTAGACGGTTACTGGCATCATGTGATGATGTCGTTTAATGGAACTTCTCAACATGTGTATGTCGATGGTGTTTCAAGTAAAACAAGCACGACAAATGTAGATGCCACAATTGATTGGACGATGGACAATTGGTACATGGGCGCAAGTCAAACGCCTTCAAATTATTTAAATGCAGACGTAGCCGATCTTATTTTTGACAATACATACCTTGATTTAAGTCAAGCCTCTAACAGAGCGTTGTTTATAAGTATAGATGGAGTTCCTGTTGATCCAGGAAGTGATGGATCAACTGCTATTGTAGCTGGTAGTCCGCTGATAGTTTTTAATAAAGCTTTAGCATCTTGGCACACTAACGCTGGAACAGGTGAAGGATTTACTGAAGTAGGAGCTTTAACTGCGGGTTCAACAGTTAGTATTGCCCCTGCCATACTTAGCACTGGCGGTGGTAATGGTGGAAAAAGCGTGTCTTCTGGATTAGCCGCTGGTGCTGGTGGTTCTGGTGGCGGCGGTGCTTTTTGGGGCGGTACTGCAGGTGCGGCATCCTCACCAACACAAGGTCACGCTGGTGGTAATGGTATTGCTGGAACGGACTCAAGTGGACGAGGCGGTGGTGGTGGCGGTGCAGGGGCTGTAGGAACGGTTGGCGGCGTTGGTTCTGGAGGAACGGGTGGTGCGGGTTTATCGTCAAACATAAATTTTACAGCTACTACTCGTGCTGGCGGCGGCGGTGCTGGTCAGAATCTTGGCGCACCAGCAACAATTTCTGGTGGTTCAGGGGGCGGTGGTGATGGTCACGCAACAGGCACAAATGGTGAAGCTGGTACTGTAAATACTGGATCAGGCGGCGGTGGAGGTGGCTATCATTTAAATAATGGAGGAGCAGGTGGCTCTGGTATCGTCATAGTTCGCTATCACTATCAAAAGAAATTCTTAGAAGCTTCTGGTGGCACGGTCACCTTTGATGGCGATTACGCAATTCATACCTTCACAGCATCTGGAACTCTATCAGTCAACACTCTTGGCGTTGCGGACAATGTTCTTGACTATCTCGTTATCGCTGGAGGCGGTGGTGGGTCTGGTACGGGCGATGGATTGGGCGGCGGTGGTGGTGCGGGCGGATATCGTGCCTCGTGGAACTCTGAAGCTAGCGGAGGCGGAGGCTCTAGCGAAACTGGTTTAACGGCGGCAATTCAAGATTACACCGTAACTGTTGGTGCTGGCGGTTCTGCTGGTGAAGCAAGCGCAGGAGCAGTTGACGGCGGTGATGGTGCTAATTCAGTTTTTGGAAGTATTACAAGTGTTGGCGGGGGCGGTGGCGGTGGTTATCAATATCCAGGTGATCGTGGACATCCTGGTAGAACGGGTGGTTCTGGTGGTGGAGCAGGAGAAGCTGAAACAGACCCAGCCGCCGCTGGAACTTCAAACCAAGGTTTCGCTGGTGGTGCTGGTACATCACCCGCATCGTCAGGATCGGGCGGTGGTGGTGCTGGTGCTGTAGGTGTTAATGCCGCTGTAAGTGGATTAGGTGATGGCGGTGCTGGTGGAGCAGGAGTAGCGTCTACCATTTCAGGATCAAGCGTGACTCGTGGTGGTGGCGGCGGAGGTGGTGGAAATACTGGAAACGGTGCTGGCGGCGGTGCCGGCGGTTCGGGCGGTGGTGGTACTGGTGGTAATTATAACCGAAGCCCAGCCCCTGTAGCGGGAACAGTAAATACTGGCGGCGGAGGCGGTGGATCAGCGGGTGCTGGTGTCGGAACATCAGGCGGCTCTGGCATCGTAATTGTTCGATACAAATACAAATAGATGGCAGGAGAAATTACTTGGTGGCGTTTTGATAATGCGGTGGATTCTAAAACGTGTAATAAAATAATAAAACTAGCAGAAAAACAATGGCAAAAGGCAACGACTAAAGGAGAAAGAGGCAAAGGAAAACGAAAGACAAATATTGCGTGGACAACGGAGCAGTGGCTGTTTGATTTAGTTTTTGATTATATGCGATCAGCAAATCGACAGTCTGGTTGGAATTTTGAAGTAGATGCCGCAGAGACTATGCAAATCGGTAAGTACAGTAAGGGTTGTTTTTATGATTACCACACGGATGGAGACGGTGTAACAGTTTACAATGAGCCAGAAAATAATTGGCTTCACAATAAAACAAGAAAGTTGTCGATGACAGTATTGTTAAACGAAGATTACGAAGGTGGAGATTTTAAATTTTATGAAGAAGAAGAAAATACAATTAAAGGAAAAGGAAGCGTTCTTGTATTTCCATCGTACATGCAACACTGCGTAGAAAAGGTAACAAAAGGAAATAGATATTCGTTAGTCGTGTGGTTTCTTGGACCAAGTTTTAGATAGGAATTAAAATGAAAAAAAGTTGCGATGTATGCACTCACTCAATGGAGAGCCAAGCCGAAGGTGAAGTGCTCTGCGTGGCTAATCCACCCGTACCGATTGTGACGATACAAGGTCAAATTATTAGTATATTCCCCTCCATGATGAAATGGGGGAAATGCGATGTTTTTGAAAAAGGCAAAACTCAAAAACAAAACTCCCAGCCTCCAGAAATACTGGAGCCAGACTTAAAGGTGATTAAATAATGGCACACTATGCTCAAGTGAACTCAAATAAAATAGTTGTTCAAGTACTCGTAATGGATAACGACATGGAAACTAATGACGGTGAAGCGGCTTGCATCGCTTGGTTAAAAGATAAAGTTCATGCAGATGATTGGGTGAAAACTAGCTACAACAATAAAATTCGCAAGCAATTTGCGGGTGTTGGCTACAGCTACGATTCTACTAAGGATAAATTTATATCTCCAAAACCTTTCGCTTCATGGGCCTTAGATAGTGATGACGATTGGCAACCACCAATTACGATGCCTGATGACGACAAGAAATATTCTTGGGATGAGGATGCTTATCAAGCTGACAATTCCAAGGGTTGGGTTGAAGTAGAGTAATAGAGAAATGTTATGGTCGCGGAAATTTTAGCTGGATTAGCGTTAGTACAAAGTGCTGTAAAAGGCATACGAGGTGCTATAGGAACAGCAAAAGACGTATCAGAGATAGCAGGAGATATTGATAATTTATTTAAAGGCTCTTCTCAAGTAGCAAAATCTAAAATACCTAACCCTATTCTTGCAAAATGGGACTCTGTGTTAAAAAGAAAATTAGGAGACAGTGCAGATAGGTTTTCTATAGGTAACGTTGCTAAAGCTCACATAGAAAGAAAAATGGCTGATGAAGCTTTAGACCAGATGTCGTTATTAATTAACAGAAGATTTGGACATGGTACTTGGGATAATATAATATTAGAACAAAAAGAGTTAGTTGAGAAACATAAGTCGGCAAGAAAAAAAGAAAGAGAACGTAAGGCAAAACAATTAGACGCAGCTTTTGAAATAATGAAAAACATAGTTGTATTATTAATAGGCACAATAGCTATAATAGGTATAGTTTTTTGGGCAAAGACTAAATAGGAGTAGATCTTGACTACAGTAAAAGATCTTGAATCTCGTATGAATACACATGAAGCGGTTTGCGCGGAAAGATGGAAAGAAACAATTCTAAGAATAAAAAGGATTGAGGTTATTCTACTATCTTCTGCTGGCGCTTTAATATTACTTATGGCAGGAATGCTTTGGAAAATATAAGGAAATTATTCTATGCCTTTAGTAAAAGTTCAATTTAAGCCGGGTATAAATAGAGAAAGCACTTCTTACGCCGATGAAGGCGGTTGGTTTAACTCAGATCTTATACGTTTTCGCAAAGGCCGCCCTGAGAAAATGGGTGGTTGGACGAGGCTTAGTAGTAACGTTATACAAGGAACGGGTCGGTCATTGCATGTTTGGGCTGCTTTAGATGGTTCTAAGTACATGGGCCTTGGTACGGAAACCAAAGTTTATATTGAAGAAGGAGGCGCTTATAATGACATAACGCCTATAAGAGCTACAACAACTTTAGGAGCAAATCCTTTAACAACGGTAAATGGTAGTAGAGTAGTTACGGTTACGGCTCCGGCCCACGGTGCAGTGACCAATGACTTTGTTACTATTAGCGGGGCAACAGCCGTAAATAGTATTACTGCGGCACAACTAAACACAGAACATCAGATAACTGTTATTGATTCAAACAGTTATACAATACCTACTGCGGGATCTGCTGGTTCAGGCACACTTACGGGTGGAGGTTCTTCTGTAGTAGCTGCCTATCAAATAAATACTGGATTAAATACTGTGGTAAGTGGAACAGGTTTTGGTGCTGGTTTGTGGGGTGGTTATTCAACAGGTTATGCTCAGACCACGTTGAATGACAGCGGTGGCATTAGTGATTCAGATACATCCTTTACTCTTACCAGCGCATCTGATTTTGAAACGGCGGCAACTACTACTAACGCCAATTTTTCAGATTCGGCTACAGTTATAACAGTAGCAGATTCTAGCTCTTTTCCTGATAAAGGAACTATATTAATAGGTAGTGAAAAAATACGTTACGGAACTAATATAGGAAATACTTTTGGTTCTATAACTAGGGGAGATGACGGGACAACAGCAGCTAGTTCTTCTAGCGGAGCAAGTGTAACTTTTGTAGGTTTAATGCTTATTGAAGACGAACTTATTCAATACACAGGTAAATCAACTCACACAATAAATGCTGGTGTAGTAAGAGGAGTTAGAGGAACAACTGCGGCTGCTCATTCAGATGGTGTTGATGTAAGAGAAGCTAATGATTTTGTAGGATGGGGTGAATCTTCTGCCACAGCGGCTCAAACAGGATCTAATATACGGTTATACAGCCAAGATAACTGGGGTGAAGATCTTATATTTAATGTTTATGACGGAGGTCCGTTTTACTGGGATAAAACACTAGGGCTGACAAATAGAGCTAGTTCCTTAACTTCGCAATCAGGAGCTTCTGGTGCGCCTACTATAACAAGACGAATTATGGTATCGGGTGCTGATAGACATGTTGTTTGTTTTGGATGCAACCCTTTAAATGAAACGGAACAAGATCTTCTGATGGTACGTTGGTCAGATCAGGAAAACCCTGTTGATTGGACACCTACCGCAACAAACACAGCAGGTTCGCAAAGAATTTCTTCTGGTTCTGAAATTATCGCTGCTCAAAAAACAAGGCAGGAAATATTAATATGGACAGATGTAAACCTTCATGCAATGCGGTTTGTTGGGCCTCCTTTTACTTTTGGTTTTAGTATGCTTGCAAGTAATATTTCAATAATAGGGCCTAATGCTATAGTAACGGTAGGTGATCAGGTTTTCTGGATGGACCGGGAAAACTTTTATGTTTACACAGGCCGTGTTCAAGTTATTCCGTGTACCTTACTGCGGTATGTTTTTGATGACATAAACCTAGATCAAAGCTTTAAATGTTTTGCAGCATCTAACAAAATGTTTGATGAGGTGTTTTGGTTTTACCCTTCTGCGGATAGTACAGAAATAGATCGTTATGTTAAATTTAACTTTACGGAGAACACCTGGGACTTAGGTACGTTGTCTCGAACAGCTTGGGTTGATTACGGTATACATGATAACCCGAGAGCTTCTGGTCAAGCTAGTGGTGTTAATTATACTTATGTACATGAATCAGGAGATGACAATGACGGTTCTCCTATGACATCTTTTATTGAATCTGGAGATTTTGATTTAGGAGATGGCGAACAATTTATGTTTATGAATAAACTTATTCCAGATATTGACATTACAAGTAGTGATGCAGAGGCTTCTGTAAACTACATTGTAAAAACAAGAGACTTTCCTTCAAACAGCCTCTCTACTAATTCTACCAATGCGGTTAATTCCAGCACTCAACAAGCTTTTTTAAGGGGTAGGTCAAGACAGGCTGTTTTAAGGATTGAAAGCAGTGTTACAGACATTGCTTGGACTTTAGGTGATCTACGTATGGACATGCGACCGGATGGGAGAAGGTAAATGGCTTCTTTGTTAGACCACACCTTTCCGAATGCTACCACGGAATACGATCCTGATGCTATGCAAAGAATACTGAGAGACATAGAAATGGCTCTTACTAAAATGGAGTTCCCTGCTGAGATTGAGGGCAAGGATGCTAACAGAGCAATAACTTGGTTTATGGAATGAAATATGTCAGCAGCTTATAAAAACATAACTAAGTTAATTGGGGCTACCGGAGATGTAGTATCTTACACATGCCCTGCTGCTACTGAGTCTATTATTAAGAACATTAACTTGTATAATTCTCACAGTGGCACTATAGTTATTTATCCTAAGATAACCGACAGTTCTGCTTCTGTTACCGCTACGTTGGATAAGATAAGCCTTGGAACTCTCGCAAATACGTCCCTCGCCGGACCTTTTATATTAGAAACTGGTGATACGCTAATATTTAATTGCGATACAGCATCAAAAATTTATGTTTTTGCAAGCGTACTGGAGCTTTCATAATGGTAACACAACCCACACACAAAAAGTTATCTTCGGGTATACAATCTTTTACGGAGGTTTCTCCTGATTACGAGATGGCCCCTATTGGCATTGCGTCAATTCAAAAACAAGCAGAAAAATTAGCTGAGTACGGTAGGAATGGTGACATATATATTGTTCACGCAGCCGAAGGCGAGACTGTTATTCCTATGGAAGTACTCAACGCCAACCCCCAAATTAAAGCTCTTCTTTTTAATCAAATGACAGAAATGGGGCTTGATCCACAAGAATTTGTTGTAGGTAATGAGCTTAACAGCATTAACCCTGACACGGGGCTTCCTGAATTTTTCTTTAGTAAAATTTTTCGAAAAGTAAAAAGAGCAGCTAAAAAAGCTTTTGGAGCAGCTAAGAAAATTGCACCGTATGCAATTCCTATAGCTCTTAGTGTGTTTGGTGGTCCTGCTTTCCTTGGTACTGCGTTTGGACCCGGTAGTCTAGGTGCTGCGGCACTTGGCGGCGGTCTTGGAAGCTTGGCTGGCGGCGGAAGTCTTAAAGATGCTTTTAAAGCGGCTGCTGTGTCAGCAGGCACAAGTGCTTTATTAAGCGGTGGACAGTCTATGTTAGGAGGAAAAAGTTTTGGTCAAGGTGTATCTGATGCCTTTACTGGATCAAATCTTCCGTCCCAAACTACTCAACTACAGCGTTTGAGTGACGGGAATTTAGGGGATCTTATGTTAAGGGCTCCTGAAGATGCAGACGCAGGATTTTTATATGGGGGATATGAAGATGATTATTTAAAATCAAATATTCCGATGAGCTCTGCTCAACAAGTCAGTAAAAATATTACCCTTCCAGCAACCAGCAATGTTAGTGCGGCCTTGGGACCTGCTGACAGTGGCCTTTCTGTTAATAAACTTAGGCAATACACCCCTTTAGCCCAACCTACGTTTAAACCTTCTGGCGGTGAAGCACTTTTTGGTGACGCTGCCGTAACCGCTGCAAAAGACGCTGCTTATAATCAGGGGGTTAATAAAATTCTTAATTCACCTTTTGGATTAACCGCCGATCCGGGTGATAGAATGTTAACTTTTTTAGCTGATAACGCGGGAAAAGCCGCTGAAAAAGCTGTAACGGCAAAATCTTTAGCCCCTAGTTTAATGCAACAATATGGACCGTTAGCCGCGGCTGGTGGACTTGCCGCTTATGCTGGTGGTGCCTTTGATCCAGTTCCTGTTGAAGAGGTATCTGAACAAGATCTTCCAGGTTATGTAGACAGCGATTATGTAAAAGGAGGCAATAACCCACTTTATGAAGCAAACCCTGGAAAGTACAAGGTAGCCGATATAAATCCTTATAGATATGCACCTTCTTCTTATCCGCGTGTTCCTTCTGGTATGTTTTCTGCAAATAAAGGTGGCTACATGAATAAACAACCTAGAAACAATGAGTTACCTCAGTTTGCAGGTTATGTGCGGGGTCCCGGAACTACTACTTCAGACAGTATTCCCGGATATTTATCCGACAAAGAATTTGTGTTTAACGCAGAATCGGTAGCAGGGGCCGACCCTTCAGGAAGAGGGGATTATAATGCAGGGGCTTCTAATTTATATAACCTTATGCGTAACCTTCAGATGAGGGCTTAATTATGGTAACAAGAACTATACAGGAACAAATTTACAGGGAAGCCCCTGAGATAGAAGCCATAAAAATGGGGCTTCTTGGATCCGCAAAGGATTTAGCAGACATTCCTATTCAGTTACCGCAAGAACAGGTAGCTGGTTTTACACCTCTTCAAGAGGCTGCTTTTGCCGCGGCTAACCAACCGGGCGGTATAGGCGGTTTCCAACCCCTTCTTCAGCAAGGAAATCAAACAATAGGCGCGGGCCTTTCTACTTTAGGAACGGCTATGACACCTGTTGAGCAAGCTAGATTGGCTGCCGAAGGGACTGCTGGTTTATACCAACCTACAGATCTTTCAGCTTACATGAACCCTTACCAGCAAGATGTCATAGACGCGACTATGGCAGAGTTAAACAAACAAGGTCTTATGCAAGGCAATCAGTTAGGAGCGCAAGCAGTAGGTGCGGGTGCTTTCGGAGGAAGCAGATTTGGTATTGCAGAAAGTGAGCTTGCTGGAAATTTGCAAGATGCACGGGCCAAGGCTCTTGCCCAACTTAACTCACAAAACTTTTTACAAGCTCTTCAAACAGGTGGTACAGCGTTTGAAAACCAGCAAAGAAGGCAACAAGGGCAGTCGGGTCTTTATAGTGGCATAGGTCAGTTACTGGGTGGCTTGGGTACTCAACAAGCAGCTATTGGTGGGCAACAGTTATCAGCAGGACAGTTAGCACAAACTACAGGGCTAAGAGATGTTGAAACAATGCAGAAACTAGGCTTGCAACAGCAGCAGTTAGAGCAGGGTACTTTAGAAGCTGCCCGTCAAAATCAACAACGCCAACTTATGGAACCTTATAGCCGTGTAGCTTTTCTTTCTGATATATACAAAGGTGCCCCGTCTACTCAACAAACACTTGGTAGTGCTGTAGCCCCAACGGCTCCCGCCCCAACTACTTTTCAACAAATAGCAGGTTTAGGAACAGGCTTGCTAGGAACGGCTGCTGCCGCTAAACAACTTGGAGGTCTTTTCTAATGCCCGGTAATATCTACAACAGACCAATGTTTCGTCTAGCCACGGGTGGTATGCCTCCTGAGATGGGTGGTATGCCTCCTCAAGCGGCTGCTCCCATGCCTCCTGAGATGATGCAAGCTATGGACCAGATGCCTCCTGAGATGATGCAACAAATTACAGGTGAGTTTGATCAGGCATCAGATGAATTAATGATGGATGCACTTGAGCAAGGTACGCGGGAAGAAGTTGATCGAAGCCTGAATAACCTAGACATGGCTGGTAATATGGTAGATATTATGAACAGTGTTTGGGATGACAACAGGACAATCGAAGATTACCGTAGTGATTTAGCTTCCGTAGTAGGTCCAGAGGACGCTTCTCAAACACCTGATTCGGTTTTGGCTCTTGTCCAACCAACCCTTCAACTAGCCCAGATTGACACGGGTATTGGAGCTTTAATGCAAGAAGAGTTGTCTGAAGTAGGTGGTTCTGAAGGTGGGATTGCTGATTTCGCTGTAGACACTATGATGGATGGAATGGCTGATGAAGCAGCAGGTTTGGTTGGTACTGTAGGGGGCATGTCTCAAGGCCCAGGGTCCATGGACCAAATGATGATGGAAGCGGTAGGCGGGGAAGCTCCCCCAATGCCAATGCCTATGGAAACTGAAATGGTCTAGGAGGCTTTAATGGCACCACCAATAAAAATGGATCCTCGTCTAACAAGTCTTCCGGGTATAAGAAGTGCCCTTGAAAGCGTTCGCACTCCGTTTAACCCAAAATCAATAGAGCCTTACCGGAAAGGTTTGGCTAGTCTACCGGGTATGGATACTAAAATTTATGATGACATGGTGGAGCAAGCTGATGATTCGGCCAAGTTAAATTTTGCAATGGCTTTAATGCAAGCGGGTTTTGGAGCGGCAGGTGCTTCAGCTCAACCCGGTGAATCCCCTGTTTCAACATTATCACGTACTTTACTGGCACCTTTAGCGGGAGCCGCAGGTAAAGTTGCAAGTGATTCTAAAAAACAAAAAATGGCGGCTAGGCTTGGGAAACTTCAAGCACAGGGTCGCATAAGTTCAACAGCTTACCAAGCGGCACTTGCTCGACAAACTGCGGGAGAAAAAACTAGAGATCAAATAATTTTAGATTCATTACCAAAAGCTCCAAAAAGTACTAAAAATACAAATAGACAAGACCGTCCCATGCAAATGCGGGTTGGTGGTAAATGGATTGATGTATTAACAAATGTTGAAATACCCAGTGCTCCCGGTGGTACACCTAATT